GGCGCGCGCAACAAGCTCGGTGAGCAGTTCCTCGAAGACCTTTACGCAGACTGGCAGGCAAACGGCGTCGAGACGCTTCAGCGCGTCAGAGACGAGAAGCCAGACCAATATCTGAAGGTCGTCGCCTCAATCCTGCCGAAGGATCTCAACGTCAACATCAACCAGATGGACGATCTGACGGATGACCAGCTTGTCCAGCGCATCCGATCTCTTGATGCAGCAATCCGGCCTTTCCTCGATGCTCAAGGAGCAAGCGATGTTGATGGCCGAGCTGGATCGGAGACGGCGCACTAATCGCCTAGCGGCATACGCTCCCTATTCGAAGCAGGAGGAATTCCACGAGGCCGGCGCTCTCTTCCGTGAGCGTCTGTTCATGGCCGGCAACCAGCTCGGCAAGACATTGGCCGGCGCTGCTGAAGCCGCAATGCATCTCACCGGTCGTTACCCTGACTGGTGGAAGGGCAAGCGCTTCGATCGGCCGATCGTCATGCTGGCCGGCTCTGAATCGTATGAGCTGACGCGCGACGGCGTGCAGCGGCTCTTGATCGGGCCGCCGATGAACGAAGAGGAATGGGGCACCGGCTACATTCCGAAAGCCGACATCATCGCGACCACGCGCCGCTCTGGTGTCTCTGGCGCGCTAGATAGCGTCACAGTGCGTCATGTGTCAGGCGGGGCTTCAACGCTTCTGTTTAAGGCGTACGAGCAGGGCCGGGGTAAATGGCAGGCCAACACGGTCGACTTCGTCTGGTTCGACGAAGAGCCGCCAGAGGATGTGTATTTCGAGGGCATCACCAGAACCAACGCCACGCGCGGTCTGATCGCCGTTACGTTCACGCCCCTCAAGGGCATGAGTACGGTGGTTGCTCGGTACATCCTGGAGAAGTCTCCAGACCGCGAAGTCATCACGATGACGATCGACGACGCGGAACATTACACGCCGGAAGAACGGCAAAGGATCATCGACAGTTACCCAGCCCATGAGCGGGAAGCGAGAACGAAGGGCATTCCATCACTTGGCTCAGGCCGGATCTTCCCGGTTCCAGAGGAAGACATAACGGTCACGCCTTTCGCCATTCCGAAGCATTGGGTGCAGATCGCCGGCATAGACTTCGGCTGGGATCACCCGACTGCAGCGGCCTGCCTGGCATGGGACCGCGACACTGACGTGATTTACGTCACGAAGGTCTACCGCAAGCGAGAGGCGCCGGTTCACACACACGCCGCAGCATTGAAGCCTTGGGGTTCTTGGCTGCCGTGGTCGTGGCCGCATGACGGCAACAACGACGTAGCTGCCGGCGAGAACCTGGCTTCGCAGTACAAGGCGCAAGGGATGCCGTTCCTTGCTGAACGAGCAACGTTCGAAGACGGCAGCAACAGCGTCGAGGCCGGCCTGATGGACATGCTGGACCGCATGGTAACGGGCAGGTGGAAGGTCTTCTCAACCTGCTCGGAATGGTTCGAGGAATTCCGTCTCTACCATCGCAAGGATGGCAAGGTGGTCAAGGAACGCGACGACGTGCTGTCCGCATCCCGATACGCGCTGATGATGAAGCGGTTCGCTGAACATGAGATGGAATTCAAGATGCCTGTCAGCAGATCGAAGGGGATAGTCTGAATGGCGGCACGGCGCGCAAAGAAGATTGATGAGGTCGATCTCAAGGCCCTCATCGCTTCCGAGATCAACGATGCAGAAGTGTTCATGTCCACGGAAGTCGTGGAAGAACGCGTCCGCGCCATCAATTATTACAACGGCGAAATGCCGGATACGCCACATCAGGTCGGGTGGAGCCAGTTCAAGAGCCGCGATGTTGCCGACGTCATCGGCTGGGTTCTCCCCGGCATCATCCGCGTGTTCACGGCATCCGATCGCATCGTTGACTACGAGCCCACAAAGCCAGGCGATGAAGAGTTCACCGATCAGGCATCGGACTATGCCAACTACGTCTTCTGGAAGGACAATGACGGCTACCGCGTGATGTGGGATGCCACGCACGACAGTCTTCTGCAGGCTGACGGCATCGTTAAGACCTATTGGGATGACAGCGAGGAATGCGAGTACTCGGTTCACAGCGGGCTTGATGACCAAGCTCTGGCGCTTCTTCTCGAAGATCCAGACGTCGAGATCATCTCGCAGAAGGAAGGCGATCCCTTCCAGGATATTGATCCGCAGACGGGCCAGCCGATCGTCATTCCGCTCTACGACGTCAAGATCAAGCGCGTCACCTCCAATGGCCGGCTGGTTATCGAGACGGTCGAGCCCGAGAACTTCCTGAAGGACCGCGAGTCCATCACGATCGAGGAATCACGCTTCGCCTGCCACCGGGATCCGCACGTCACCCGCTCCAAGCTCATCGAGATGGGATTTGACAAGGATATCGTGGAAAGTCTGCCGCGGTATAACTTTTCCTCGTCGAGACTGTCGCCAGAGGCCAACGCCCGCGACCCTTACCAGTTCGGCAATGCCAATGGCGACCCGTCCATGGATCGCATCGAGCTATACGAATGCTACATCAAGGCCGACGTGAATGGCGACGGGATCGCGGAAACCATACTGGCTTATTATGCTGGCGCTTCTGGTGCTGGCGAACTTCTTGATTGGGAAGTGTGGGACGACGATCTCCCCTTTACGCAGATTCCTTGCGAGCCTGTGCCGCATCGCTTCACATCGCGCTCTCTGGCTGGCGACGTCATGGACGTCCAGCAGATCAAGACGTCGGTAGGGCGCCAGCTTCTCAACAACGCCTACCAGGTCAACAACCCGCAGAAGGACATTGAGGCCGGCAGCGTCATCAACATGGACGAGCTGGTCAACCCGACCGTTGGCGGCGTGATCATCCGCAAGCCGAATTCTCAGCCGGTCAACTACACGGTCACGCCGTCGATCCTGCAGGACGCGCTTGCCACCATGGGCTTCATGGATCAGGTCATTGAGATGCGCACGGGTGTTTCCCGCGCCACGATGGCGCTAGACCCTGAGACGCTGCAGAACCAGACAGCGACGGCCAACGAAAACCAGAGAGATGCAGCTTATTCGCAGGTCGAGCTTATCGCCCGCAATCAGGCCGAATTGGGCTGGAAGAAGGTGTTTGCCAAGGTACTGCGCCTGATCGTCAAGCATCAGGACCGGCCGCGCACGATCCGCCTGCGTGACGAGTGGGTAGAGATGGACCCGCGTCAGTGGAACGCCACGATGGACGCGCAGATCAACGTCGGTCTTGGCACTGGCTCGCGTGACCGTGACATGGCGATGCTGAACAACATCCTGGCCAGCCAGATTGCAATCACTGATCGTTTTCAAATGTCAGGTCTTGCCGACAAGGCGATCGACATGATGCCGAAGATCCGGAAGACGCTAGTCAAGATCGTCGAGGCCGCCGGCATCAAGAACGCGGATTCCTTCTACCCCGATATCGATGACGAGGCTCTCGCAAAACTGAAGCAGATGGCCGAGCAGGCTTCGCAGCAGCCCCCGCCAGAGGTTCAGGCCGCCGCCGCTAAGGCTGATGCTGATGCGCAGGTCAGAATGCAAAAGCAGATGCTGGACGACAAAGAGGCCGAGCGTCAAGCCAACCTCAAGGCAATGCAGATATCTGCCGACCTTGAACGTGAAAAGTATAAGATCGACAGGGGCTTAGAGGCGAAAGTCTATCAGATTGATAAAGAGATAGACCTTAAGTATCAGCTTGGCCTAATTGACGCCACCACCAATCAGAACACCTCAGAAGACAAAGTAAGCATCGGTGGAGATCCAGGCTGATGGACAAGGAATTCCTCGCCAAGGAGGCCGACCGCCTCGCGAAAGACCCGGTGTTTCTCGAAGTGCTGTCCCGCATCCGTAAAAGCGCGGTCGAACAACTCATCATGACGAACGCCGACGACAAGACCCTCATTCTCACGCTGCAGGCGTTCGCGAAGGTTTGCGACGTCTTCCCGGCGGAGATGCAGGCGATGATCCAGTCATCGCAGGAGCGACGCGCCTTCAAGGCCGTCTAAAGCCAACCAAGGATTATAACCTATGACTGATACGACAGCCCCCAGCGGGTCCGTAGAAGCATCCCCTATGTCTTTCGATGAGGGTGTAAGTGCCATTGAGAGTCTTCTTGGAGACGTCCCGGAAACGGATAGCGTCGAAGATGCAAAGGCAAAACCGGCAGACGCTGTAACCGAAGCGCCCGAGGGCGATGAAGACGATGCGCTCCTGTCGGCACTTGACGATGGAAATGAAGGCGAGACTGAGACCTCGGAGCCCGCTGCCCCGGCGGCCATCCCAGACACCGCAACGGTGACGCTGGAAGATGGCACGACGATAAGCATCGCCGACCTCAAGACTAACCACATGTTCCAGCGTGTTTTCACCAAGAAAACTGAGGAACTGAAGGCCGAGCGCATTGCTCTGCACGAGGAACATCAGCGGAAGGTGAGCGAAGCGGAAAACGAAATCCGCCAGAAGCGTGAATTTATCCTGGAAAACTGGCATCTGATCGTTCCCAAGGAACCGGTCTATGACCCGAATGACCCGGTTGGGTACATCGAGGACATGGCGCAGTACCAAGAGCGCATGAAGATGCTGAACTCCCTGGCGCAGCAAAAGCAGCAGGAAGAGCAGAAGACGACCGAGCAAAAGCAGGCGGAGTTGGCCGAGTATTTGGCCGCGCAAAAGCAGTTGCTCGTTCAGAAGCTCCCGCATCTCAAGGATGACGGGAAGCGGGAAGCCTTCAAGAAGGAAGCCCATGAAATCGGCGGCAAGGTTTACGGCATCACTCCGGAAGAGTTGGGCCAGATCGCAGACGCCCGTTACATGCAGATCCTTCACGACGCGATTGCC